TTCGCGCGTGGTCTCCTCGGACAGCGTATCACCCAATCTGGCGATGTCCTCGGCGGTCTGCTGGTTGAGGATGACATCGACCTCACGCGTGCGCCTGACGACTTTAAGCATTGTTGTTCCTTCGCTCTAATATTCATGTTCCTTTGCCGGAAAAGAGAAAAGAGGGTCCCGCACCGGCGAAAGGGACGAAAGTCCGGTGCGGGAAGAATCAATCAGGCGACCTTCACGTTCTCCGCCCAGCCAGGAGCGCGGACGGAGAAATTGACCTTGCTGCGCAGCACGCTGTTCGCGGCGATCGCCATCTTGGCGCTCATGCCGACGCGGACCGCGTACACGTTCACAATGTCGCCGGCGACAAAAGTCTTATCCGTCTGCTTGCCGTAACGGCGCACGAAATAGCCTTCCACGCCCTCGATCAAAGTCTCCATTGCCGCGTTCTGCGTGGAATGCGACGTGTTGGTGTTGTCGATGACCTCGACGTTCGGGCCACTGATCTTCTTGCGTCCGGGATTCTCGTAATCCTGCGCGCTGTTCTCTCGCTGGTCGGAGATGGACTCCTGCGACGGAGTGCAGCTCCACCCGCCTAAGGTGACGTAGTTGGACAGGTCGGTTCCAGCGTTGATCTCCGCAGCGGTCGGCTTCTGGATGTTTTTGATGGACGGCACCCAGATCGTGTTGACCAGACCGTCCGCCGGCGTGGAAGGAACTTCGGTTCCCAGAGTCAAAACCATGACTCCTCCTTAAATATTTGGGGTCACATGCGTGACCAGTTGAATTTGAAAGTCAGAAGACGGCACTGGTAAAGCAGCGCCGTGTCCTCTGCGGTAAGTCCGGCCGCATATGCGCCGGAATCGGAGAACAGCGTCAGACAGCCGGTGTCGAACCCCTGCGCGATGAACCGTTTGCCGGCGAGCCCTGGAATCATGAGGTCATCGGCCAGCACGTTGACGGAATCGGCCGTGGTGCTCACGATGCGCACCAGCAAAGTGCCGATGCCGCAATGCACATGCTGCGTTTCGCCGACGATGTGGCCGTTGGTCGTGACCGTTTCGATCACCCACGGCGGCTTCTCCGTAGGCTTAGGCGCCGTCTGCCGGTACACGGCCCAGCCAGTCGCCGGCTTCGGAATATGGTCGAGAATCGTGTCGGTCAACGTCATGATCGACTTCATTCAGACCACCTCCACGGCGGCACGCGCCACGTATTCCGCAAGCTTCGGCAATTCTTCCTCGCCATGCTCGTAGAATCGGTGCGTTCCACCGCCCTTCGCGGTACCGAAGAACGCGATGTTCGCGAGCGAACCCACTCCGCCCTTGGTGGGGCCTATCTCGGCGGAAATGCGTCCGGGCGTCTCGCTCACCGTGTAGGTGATCGGGATACGCCTGAATGCGGCATTGCCGGAACCGTTCAGGTCGTCGCGAATCGAGTTCTTGACGTTCTGCGCGCCCTTCTTCACCGAAGCGGAGATCAAAGCGCGGCGAGCCACGCCCCTGGCGAGCAGCGCATCACCGAAGGCCGTCAACTGCGAAGCGTCGAACAGTCCGCTCATGAGTCCTCCTTCACATTCCAACGGCAGGCGGTGGCGTGCGTCTTCTCGCTTTGAGGTGAGACGAGCCTGAACCGCCTGCCGACGAGCAGCGGATTAGCGGATTCCGTGACTTCCACCACGTCACCGGCGCGAAGGCCCGGAGTGCCATATGGAAAATGCACATACAAAGACCAGACCAACGAGACGGCGCCCATGGCTTGGGCCGCGCTGCCTTCGGTCTGCTCGCTGGCGAGGCCGCCGCTGGTCTGCACCTTGCAGCTGCCTTCGTACACCTTCTCCTTGCCGGTGGTCGTCAGTCCCGTGTCCGGATCCGTTGTGGTGACTCCGGGGCGGGTGACAACGCACTGGTCGGTCATGAGGCTTTCGGCCATCTGGCGTAGTTTCGGCAGGGCTCCGATGAGAGGTGCCATGCTTGGCATGTCAACCTCCTCAGTAGTCGTAGGGGTAGTGCGGCAGCGGGATGACCACGGGTTCCGGAGCGATGACCGCCGTAGCGAGATCGCTGCTGACACGTTTCAGCAGCATGTCCCATTCCTCGTCGAGGATGGAGATCTCGCCGCGACTGCGCGAGCTGTCGATGCTGGTCTGCATGTTACCGTCGTCGATCTGCAGCATGGTGCTGCTCACGCCCTCCGGGTTGAGCGCCTTGCGTGCGACGGCGGCGGATTCCACCTCGATGACGGTCTCCCGATATCTCTCGTCCATGCACCATTCGTCCAGCACTGGGATGCGGTTGCGGATCATCATTTCGGCGCGGCGGAGCCATTTCCCGATCTGCCTGCCTTCGGTGCTGTCGGAGGCGATGTCGCGGCCGAGTTCGACCGCGACATCGTCGATTTGCGCCCAGGTCATGGAATCACTTCGCGATGATACCGGCGTTGCGCAGGCTGGCCAGCAAAGCGTTGATGGTGGCCATCTCCTGACCTGTGGTGGCGTTCCCCACCGCAGCAGCCTGCTTGGCGGGCATGCCGGACAGCACCGTATCGAGCGGCTTAGCTGCGCCGCCCGGCTGCGGCACATACACCGCGCTTGCCGGGATCACGTTCTCGCGGCGTCCGTTCTTGGTCTCCTTCATCATTCACCATCCTTCTCACTGGTCTTCTTCTTCGGCTTCGCGGCGTCGGCGACCGTGCTCGGTTCGTCGGCCTGCACCTCGGCCACTGTGTAGCCGTGACGCTGGAAATAGTCGGACGGATCCACATCGGTCTCACCGACGCCACCGACGAAGGTCACGCCGGCGGTGACGCCGTTGTACTCATTATTCGGAGCTTCGATTCGCCACATCATGATCACCTGACCTTGATCTTACGGAGCACGCCAGCGGCCTTGGTGGCCTTCAATGCGACGCCGACCGGACCAAGCTCGACCTCGCCGCGATGCACTGCGCCCGGCTGGGTGAAGTCAGGCAGCCAGGTCTTCACGAGGGTGCCGTCGGTGGTGGTGATGCCGCAGAAGCCGTCCAAGCCGACGCGGTACGCGTACAGGCTGGTGGTGCCGTCTCCGGCGATGGGGATGATCGGATCGTTGCTGCCGGCCTTCTCTCCGGCGTCGGCGAAGAGGATGCCGCCATAGGATTCGCGGCTGATCGGACGGCCGTTCGCGTTGGCGAGACCATCGATCGGCTCGCGCACGTACATGCTGGTGCGGCGCACCATGGCACGGACGCGGGCAAGGGCCTTCTTGTTGCCGACCACGATAGTCGGCGTGCCGTCAAGCAGGTCGAGGAACTCGTCGAGCGTGTCGATGGCCTTGTTGCCCTTCTCTCCTTCGAGGTCGGTCCAGTCGTAGGTGCCGGAGGTGGGCTTCATCTCGGTGCTTGAGCCGGTGAGCGCCTTGTCCAGGCCGTCGAAGGCCTTATCGTTCACGCCAACGTCGCCGTTGATCACGGTATCCTGGAACAGGGTTATCGCGGCCTTCACCTTCTCGTTGATGTTGCGTGTCACCTCGTCGGATCCCTTCGGGCCGACGTTCGCGAGGATTCGGTCGATCTCGAAGGCGCCGCCGAGCACGGCGAGTGTGGTGCTGTACTTCTTGGTCGTGGTGGTGCTCGGCGAGTATTCCGTGTTGATGGCGCGGAATTCGGCGGTGGGCTGGGTCTCCTGCCGACGGTAGGAGTAGTCGAGCGTCGCGCCGCCTCCTGCGGGGTTCACGGCATCATCGAAGATGAGGGAATCGAGGATGACGCTGGACTTTCGAAATTCGTCGATGACGAAAGGGTCGTAGTCTTCGAGGGCGTTGTTCTTCGCCTCTGCGAGAGTGACAGCCATAAGGTTGTCTCCTTCCTAAGGAATCGGTTACTTGTAATATGCGGAAATGGCTTCGGAGAGACTGTGCGGCTTCGGGTCGCCGCCCTTGCCCTGACTCGGGTCGGGCTTGACGTTCGGCTTGTTCTGCACGCTGACGAGCTTCAGCAGGCTGTCCGCATCGGCTTCCAGCTCCTCGCGAGTGGATCCCTGCAGACGTTCCGCCAAGACCTTCGGCAATTGCTTGTCGACGGCGACCTCGTATCGCAGTGCCTTCGCGGCATTGCCGGTGTTGGACTTCTCCAGGCTGGCGATCCTCTCGCTGGCCTTTTCCGCGTCGGTCTTGTCGCGATCCTCGAACTCTTTGATTCTGGCGTTCGCGGCGGCGAGCTGTTCGCGCAGCGACTTGTTGGCCCGGCGCTCGTTCTTGAGCGCGGTCATGCCGCGTTCGCCGAGCTTCTCGTCGCCTTCGCCGCCGGTATTCGCCTGTGGGTCGGATTGCGGCGGCTCTCCGCCGCCCGGTTCGGCACCGGTCTCGATGGTGCGGATGCGGATGAGATTCCACCATTTCCTATGCATTGTGTTTTCTCCTTGTGGTTTCCTTGGCCGTCACATCGCGTGCCGGCGCCGACACCATCGCGATGCCGGTGAAAAATTCGATTTCGGCTAGAGGATCCAGCCGTACTTGTAGAGCATGCCCAAGGCCTTCTCATGATCGTCGCCGCAGCGTGCGTAAATGGTCTCGGGCATGAGACGCGGCCTGTCGACCTTTGTGTACCGGCTGCCGTTCTTGACGAATTCCTTGGCGTATCCGGAGTCGATCATGCGTGATGCGGCGAGTCCGTGGCGCGTGGTGCCCTCGGTCGTGTACTTGATGTTCCGCCCGTCGATCTGGGCGGTGCGGATGCCGCGTTGGGCGTTAACCAGCTGGTTGAGGTCGGCTCCGTCCGCGTAGGCTCGGGCGTTGGCCCTTCCGCCAAGGACTTTGGCGAGCTGGTCGTCGGAGAGACTGTCGAGGTATTCGTTCGGACTGGTGCATGCGTTTGCCGGTGCTTTCGGACCGGTGTAGACGGCGATGCAGTCGCAGTGCGGATGCCTTTCGAAAGGCGTCTTGCCGCATGGCTGTCCGGCGAGGATGACGCATCTTCCGCAGCTCGGCGGTGTCAGGCCGCGCACGTAAGTGGATTGGTAGCAGATGCCGCGAGCGGTCATGCTTGTGGACGACCGGTGAGTGTCCGCCAGCATGGTGCGCGTCCTGAGCACCAAGGTCACGCCTATGCGGTCCATGGCCACGTCCACCGGAGCGCCGTTGGATACGGCCCGCTTGCCGATGGTAATCGCCGTCCACATCGTGTCCACGGTATCCATGCCGTTGCCGTTCACGCCGACCCACTGCCATGGGTCCGGCTTGTATTCCGGGTGTGCTGCGTTCACGTCGAAGCGTTCCATGATTTTCGGCGTCGATGCGATCGCGTCGGCGGCGGTGTGGTATTGCGCCGTGTCCAATACGCGGAAAAGTTCAGGCATCATGTCCGCGAAGGCGGTGTCGAAGTCTGGTTGCGCGTGCTTATGCCACAGTCTGAGCACCGTCGCGGCCAGCCGGTTGCTTCGGCTGCGCAGCAGACGGTTCTGCGCCGTCGCCTCCTGTGGAAGCGTCTGCCCCGCCATCGTCGCCGCCATAGTCCACGTCCTTCATGAATTGGCCATAGGATTCGCTGATCTGCTTGGCGAAGTACTCGCGCTCCTTGTCCTTGCGGGCCTCGCTCCAGCCAAGCTCGTCCCATGCCCCCTCGCGGGAAAGGATGCCGGACGCCATGAGCTTCGTGATCGCATCAGCACGCTGAGCGTAGGTAGGCGTGTTCGGATCCTCCCAGTCGCAGCGCACCAGGTTCGCGTTAATGTCGTCGCTGGTGGCGAGCTTGTGCGCCACGGCCATGACCTGCGACCATGCATCGCCGTCAACGGCGTTCTTCAGCTCGACGTTCTTCACCAGTCTCAGCTCGTCGGCGCGGATGGCTCCCTCGGCTGCTGGATTGGCGGTGTTCATTCCGAAATAACGCATCGGAAGACCGGTGATGGCGCTCATCTGCTCGCTCAGCAGGTCGATGACCGTCTTGAAGTTCGACAGGTCGGATGCCGTGAACTGGCCGAATTTCGCGTTCGCGTTCTTGGAGGTGAGCATCGAGTTGAAATAGGTCTTTATCGCCGATGCCGGCTGTCCGGTCTTCGCGTCGATAAAGTCGTTGTGCGTGACGCCGATCGCCCATTTGCCTGGCACCGCGTGAGTTTCCATGGCAATCTGCAGGTCGAGGATGGCGCGTGCGGCCATGTCTGTCGGCCGCACCACGTCGGCCATCTCGCTCTCGCCAAGGAAGTCGCCGGCGCGCGGACGGTTGAGGAACTGCACAACAGGGACGACGCCGAGGTGGTGGTCGTCGCGGCCGGTCATGACCCACTTGCCGTGCTGTTTCTCCAGCCAGAGCGTGTATTCGGGCGTGTACAGCGTCGCGTAGTCCGGCGTCCCGTTCTCCCAAGGGTCGAAATAGACGCGGAGCGCTGATTCGACGGTTCTCGTGCGCGGGTCGATGCGCGCGATCATGTTCCTGGATGATTCGACGGTGATCAGTGGATGCCGTCTGTCCTTCGGGTTAGCACCGATGCATACGAAGCCGTGGCCCTGCACGCGTGTCTCCGTGTGCAAAAGCACCTGCTGCGATTCCATGTTGTTGTATTCCCAAAGCTCGCGCAGCTCGTTTGACACCTTGTCGTCATTCGGCACGGAGAAGGATTTGACCTGCTGGCGCTGCACGACGCTATCGACCACGATGCGCGGCCAATTCAGCGGAAAAACGAACGAACGGAGTTCAGCCGGCACGGCGATGCCGATGCTCTGGATGACCTGCCGTCCGCGATAATAATCATCCCACTGCCTATGAGGCTTGCGCAGTCGTGCAAGCCGGTAGGTGAGGCTCCTGATGAGCTTCGCGTCATCGTCGGAAAGCCTCGATGCCTGTATCAGCTCCACAAGAGCCTCCTTACCAGCCGTACACCATGACCGGTGAGCCGCCTGCGCTCCAGCCGAGCGCCCTCATGTCGGACGCCGCCTCGTGCGCGAGGATGTCGGCCATGGTTATATCGATCTTCTGATTCTCGCTCGGCTTGCCGAGCACGTACTTGTCGCCTGGCTTCGCGACCTTACGCGCCGCCATCATGTGCAACCGAGCCATGCGATCATTGGAATGCGTCGTGCTGTGGTCGGCGGTGTCCTCCATGAAGCGGGTGAGCGCGTCGAACATGCGCCCGATGCGATTGGTCGGCCAAGGCACCACGATGTCCTCGCCAAAGCGGCATGCCCACTCGTCCACCTGCGACTCCCACGGATGCGGATCGCAGTAGAAGCGCTGCACCTTGTACCTGTCGAACATTTCTGACACGCAGGCGTCGACCTCGCTTCGCGGTATGCGACCCTCCCACTCAACCGGATTCCAATACGCCGGACGATTTGACGGCCCGTACGTCGGCGTCCAACGCCAGCCATCCACGGTCTCCGCACGCAATGCCGTCCAGTCACCGGATTGCGAGCCATCGAAGCCAAGACAAATCTCAGCCCCCGGCTCAGGTGGCTGACGGTCAACCATCGTGCCATCGTAAAGCGGCTCAGGCATATACGAACCCAAACCCTGCACGATCTCACAACCGTAGAAACGTCGAGCCTGCGCCGGGTCACGGGCCATAAGCTCGGTCGCGGTCGCTTCGACCTGATCGAGCGGCACCCACGGCGAACCGGAATAGACGAATTCAAGAATCTTCCGCCTGTCCTGCGGATCCGCGAAATCCAATGAGGGGTCATGCTTCGGAAAGAACTTCATGATGTCCGACGCCGTGCTCTCGTAGGTCATCTGGCCGAAGCTGGCGTCCATCGGATCCCATGGATTCGTCAGCTCAAGCATTCTTCCATCCATGGCCATTGCGCCACGCATAACCGTGTCGCCGACCTCGAACATGCCGCTGCGCCTAGTCCAGATGCCGGACTCGTCGCCGAGGACGAAGTTAACCGGATTACCCAGCTTCGAGTGCGCCGAAGCCGTCACAGGGTCGATGCGTCCGCCGTTCGGAAGGCGGATGAAACCTTCACGCACCTTCATCAGGTCGGACAGGTGACCATTGCGCACCATCGACTGCAAAGGACGGTAGACGTTCGCCGTCTGCTCCTCAGAAGTGGCGAGCAGCTGAATCAAAGCTGTACGACGCGGCATACCCATCGGCTCACCAGCCGAATACTCGTACTCGAACCCACAGGAACAACCCCAGTCCGAACAGCGGAACACTTCGCCGCCCTTGGCCCATCCGCAGAACACGCATGGGCCGACACCTTCAAACGCGGCCACCGCAGCGCCGAACGGCGATTTGCCTAGCTTCTGACCGCCGACAATCTGACCACGACGCCACTTGAACGCCGCCGCCTGCCGAGGCCGAGCCGGATCATACACCGCATCAGGCTTCACCCGATAAAAATCGATGGCGTTCTCCAACTGCCAGCCGACCAGTTCGAACGGCTTGCCCAGGTCGAAGCCGTTGGGGACCACGCAATGCCAGGCAATCCAGTCAGCGAACAGGAAACCAAGCGACTTCGGCATCTCCGGCGTCCCTGGCATCAGCCATCACCTCGAATCGGTCAGTGTCCCATGTTTCTCAAGACCGCCCGCGATATGCGTTTCTGCGCCCTCGTGTATGTCTGGTTGGTGATTTCCCTCTTCGTCGCCTCGCCGAAGGAGTTCACGAACGTTTTGCCGTGTTCAGTTTGTTGCGTTGGTTGGCGGCGGATCTGTTCGTCGGAGATTCTGTCGCGCTGTGCTCTGGCGGTGCGGAATGCCTTGGAGGCCTCTTGGTATTTGTCGTAGTTCGCCTTGGTCGCTTCCGGGAACACACTTTCCGGCATGCGCTGGTTGTATTGCGTGGCTCCGTGCGCGGTCCTCTGCATGATTTCCGATGCGGCATCCATGCGTTTTCCTGCATCGCGCATCATATTGGTGAGATCAGAGTCGCTTACGGATGAGAGGTCAGTGGCAGAGCCTCCCCCTCCGCCGCCATGTCCGCCACGGCCTGCGCCCGAGCTTGATCCTCTTCCGCCCATTTTTTCATCCTTTCCGTATTGCTGTTTTTGTATGCGATAACTTCGGTGCCACCGAAGTCGAAAAACGGAATGGCATCTCCGTAGAGGAGAATCTTTTCCGGTACGAGCCTGTCGAGCGCATATCGCATGCCGAGTCGCCAATAAAGTTCTGCCGTCGGATTGTTATTCGCTCCGACCGCGCTTACCGCGACTGTGGAGTTGTTTGGAATGCCTGAAAAGCAGTACTGGAATGACTCTGGGCCCGCCCATTGAAGTGTTGGGATGACTTTCAGTCCGCAGGCCTGCCAGTATGCTCCGATCAGACGGCTTCGGAAGACGTTATAGATCTTCATCGCTTCCGGCATGTCCATGTATGTGCTGAAATCAGGTGTCAGCACACACTGGAAGCGTTTGAGCGGTGCGATGTATCTGTCCGGCTGGTTCCAGACCCTCTGAAACTGATAGTCATCGATGAAGAAATGGATTCCGCAATGCTTGACTGTCTTTTTGCCGGTCACGTAATTGAAGCCCATCAACGTGTCGGGTGGGGTGACGTCCTGTTTTGCAAGCATTGGCATGTCGTATCGGCCAACCGTCCGCACATTTTCCAGCAGCGGAAGATTGTATTGACGCATCGTCCGCATCCGCGACTCGTTAATCACCGTGCTCCTCCAGATAACGCGTCTTGGCGCTTTTGAACGGAATCACCTTGCCGCTCGACGATGCGGCCTGTTTCGGCTGTTTCTCCTCGTCATCCACGATCGTCCAGCCGTTGAGCCTCAAACCTTGTGGTGTGAGGCCTATGGTGTCGGCATATCTGGCCAATGTGGCACGGTCAGCGGCTTTGGCGTCCGCCGTCTCGCAGAGCACGAATTGCCTGCAGTACAAGGCGACGGTATTGAAAAGGTAGCGGTATTTCGGCATGTGCCAGGCAATCGCCTGAGGCAGTTTCCATAGGTCCCGCCACAGCGCGCGTTCTCTGCGGTTCCACGCGTCCGTGGCCGCCTCGTTGCGCTCCTTGTGCAGTCCGTCCTCGTCTTTCCACACGTCATACACGACCCATTCGGAGAGTGGAAAAGCCTTCGGCTTGTAGTGGTAGCCCTTCGACGACAACGGGACGATGTCAGCACCGAGTCCACGCAGGTCGGAGCGTTCCGACGTGGGGTCGGGCATGGGCCCGGAACGTGTGCGGGCTCCTCCGTGACCGGCCATCGCATACCTCCAATCACGTCGGAAAATCTACGGTTCGACCGTCCGCCGAAAATCTTGAACCCTCCGCGAACTTGCGAGTCCCCTCACCGGCGGTCTTGGCCTTGCCGTTCGGGGTACCCCCCTAGGGGTGTTGGCGGGTTGGTTGATTGTATTTTTTCCTGTTTTGGCGTGTGTTTTGTTGTTTTTGTTGCGTGTGCTTGTTTGGTTCGTCCGCTTGCGTTTGGTTCGTTTGTGTTGTGTCGTGTCGTGTTTGTGTCTGCGGTTTGCCTGTTGGCTGCGACTGTGGTTGCTGCTGCGGCTTGGCTTAGTGTCGTGTCCAGTGTTCGGTGCTTGCGGTTGCTTTGTGTTGGCCGTCTTGTCTGTTGCAGCTGCGATGTTCTGGCCCTGTCCAGCTTTGTCTGTTGTCTGTGTGGCCGAGGTCCCATTGGTCTGCGGCTGTGACTGGCTGTCCGCATTTGGCGCAGGTGTGTGTTTCGCCTGTGGCCAGTCGTGCCTCCCATGCCCTGCGGAGGTGGCGGTGTGCTGCGTCGTATCCTCTTGCTGTTGAGCTGCCACGCTGCCGCTCGTATGCGTGTGTGTGGATGGCGCAGAAGCGTGTCCCTTGTTTGACGAGTTGTGGACAGTTGTGCCAGGCGCATCTGCGGAGACTCATGTGGCCTTGCCGCCTTCTATGGCTGTGATGTCCGGCATGTCTGGGGTACGTCTCCCGCGAAGGTCCCCCAGCTGGCCACCCCCGATTCATGGGCTACCGACACAACGGGTGTCGCCGCCATGGTCGACGTCCTTCGGGGCGACGGCTCCAAGGGTTGCTAGTGGCTCCATGCCGGACAGAGATGATTATAGCGAATGCAGCTGGATATGAATAATGGTCCAACCGTTTCCGGCTGAACCATTCTACTACTGTACGACAGTATAGCATTTCAACGGTGACAGTCAAGTAGTGCGGCCAACTCGCCGAGGTTGAACGTGTACTGCCGCTTGTGTTCCGTCGGCGTGGCGTGCGACAGTTTGCCACGTTTGAGCCATTGGCTGATGAGGTTGCGTGATACGGTCAGGCCGTATCGTTTCAGCTCCTTGGCCGCGTCGCTGGGTGTGCCGGTGATTTGCATTTGCCATAGTCTTTCGTCTCGGGCTGCTTTGATTGCTGGCGCGGCCCATTCACGGCGGCAGCCTTGGCATGTGACCGATTCTGCTTCTGGTGTGCCGGTGAGCATGCTGTCGCATTTTGGGCAGGTGCCGAGGATTATGAGCTCGTCTTCCGGTGTCAGGGCTTGTTCGTTGCGTCGGATGATGTGTTCCAGGGCGGTGTAGTCGTCGGCGGCGGTTGGCATGTTCAATATGGTGTGCCGGTTGCTGATGATGGCATACCATGCTTTCCGCCAGTCGTATGCGGCGTATGCGGCGCGTATTTTGCCTGCCTGTTCGGCCAACCACGCTTCAGATTCTGCGATGAGGTCCTGCGCGTGGACGTCGATGGGCAGTGGCGCGTTGCCTTTGTTCGGCGTGTGGTCTGTGGGGCCGATGTGCGCCTGACGGAGCATGATGCTTCGCAGGGTCGGTAGCTGGATGTGTCCGAGCTGGTAAATCATGCCCCAGTAGTCGGCGGTGCATTTGGTGCAGAGCGTGCCGCTGGCGGGTTTGCCGCAGTGCTGGCAGTCGGTCAAAGTCGGGCCTCCTTGTCGTACTGGTGGATTATGGCGGCGACTTCGGCTTTCGGCACTTGCGGCACGAGCGGCGCGATTTCGTCGAGTGCATAGCCGGCCTGATGCCATTTGACGATCATGTCCATGAGGGTTTTCTTCACTTTCATTTCGTTTCCTTCCTTGTTCTGGTTGTGAATGCGGCCAGTCCGGTCTCGGCATTGAACACCTTGACCGGTTCGCCAGTTCTCAAGGACATGGCCTGCGCGTAGTCGCCAGCATCGTCGATGTTCTCGAACGTTCTGACGCCTTCCTGGGTGACGACGTTGTAGCTCATCTTGCCGGCTCCTTGTCCGCGCCGCTCACATGGCTCCAGTCGCATGACATGCCGCCCTTCTGGTAGCCCGCGTAGACGACGCAGACCACTTGCCTCGTGTCGGACAGTGTGACGATGCATTCCTTGATGTCGTCGCCGGACCTTTTGGAGCATGTGGTGCCGGTGGCGGCGATGGCGGGGGCCGGGGTCGACGTCTTGGACGCGCTCCCGCATCCTGCGAGCGCGAGGAGGAATACCGGCGTGAGCAGGAGCATGGTTATGGCGGTCAGGCCGATGCCGGCTGGCGCGAGTGGTTTGCGTTTTCTCATTTCGAGTGTTTCCTTCCTTGTCTGGCGGTTGACGTTGTCACTCATTTTTGGAACTCCTTAACTGATCGTGAATATGATGATCGGGGCGACGCACAGGCAGACGGTCAATACGATGCCGAACGCGATTTCAAACGGGTTGTGTTTCATTCGATGGTCTCCTTGTATGGGTTTTCGCTTGTATATTGCGGAAAATCGCATTCCTGGTCTTTCCATCCGGCCGCGTAGCCTTCTCGCCATGCCTTGCGGCGTTCGTGTTCCAACCATTCCAAGCTGCACATGGTTTCCGGTTTATCGTGTTTCATGATTTCTCCTTGTTGAGTTTGTCGGCTAATTCGCAGGCCTTTTCGTCTGCCTGTGCGGTTTCTTCGTCGCGTCCGAGTGCTTCGAGCACATGGGTGCATTTCCACGTGTGTATGTGTCGTTTCGATGGTGGTATGCCGCTCATGTTGGCGCGGCGTTGGCACCAGCCTTTCCAGAGTCGTGTCCAGTCGTTGACGGTGCGTGTTTCGCCGTGGTGGTGCTGCATGAACGCTCCCCATGCGTCGGTGAGGTCGAGGTTGGGATATTGGCCGCTGATCTGTCGGTCGGCTTCCGGCCTGCCGGTTTCCAGGTATTCGTCTGCGCTGGTTTCTTTGGAGAAAGAAGAAGAATATTCTTCTTTCTCTTTCTTATCGGGTACGGGTACGGGAACGGGGCATGAGTTTGCCATCGACTTGCCATCGGTTTGCCATGCGTTTGCCATAGGTTTGCCATGGCATTTGCCATCGGTTTTGCCATTTTTGCCATTTTCGTCAACGGTTTTCCGGCTCCAACGCCGGTTCGCACCCCTCTTGCCCGCTTCGCTCCGCTTCCGGCGCAGAGCGTCCACCTCCTCCACGTCCGGCTGGTAGTCGCTCCAATCGTGGAACCGGTAGCCATCCCGTACATCGTCACGCTCCCACAATCCAACCTCGCACAGTTCGCGCACGGAATCATCGGAGCCACGGAACATCGGCACCATGCGGGCGGGAATGAACCCGTCCGTCAATTGCTGCGCCGACCATGAGCCGGAACGGAGCCACAATGCGGTGGCCCCGTCCGACAGCATCGCGGTCTTCGGATTCGAGAAGAACGAATCATCCACCTTGAACCACATCGCCCGTTAATCCTCTCCTCTTGTGATTCCGTTGTATGCCATCGAATCCAAAGCTTCTTCGAGTTCCTCCAAGCTTGGCGGGGGCCAAGGAAGAATTCCAACATCTTCCATCACAGGCTCCCGAATCGCTTGTAGAATTCGCTGTCGGTCATGCCATACAGCGGATCCATGCCCGTCGGCTTGCGCGCGGCCAGCCGGTAGCCGCAGTACGGGCAGGTCACGTAATATGTGCCGACAACCTCTCCGCAGTGGGCGCATTCCACATACTTGATCGTCTTGCTCATTCGGTTACCGCCTTCCGTGCGATTTCGAGCATCTCATTGGCCTGTCTGATATATTCCTCATGGAAACCGAGAATCTCACCGGCATAATTCCATGCGTCATCCTCGTCTTTCGCCGCGTAGCTATCGACGCCATCCCATTTGCAGCTGTTCCAGCAGAGCCGTTTCGCTACGGCCTCAATCTCAACGGCAGTTGGTGGAGCGGAACGTCCGGCCATGTACGCTGTACCGGCAAGCTCCCGAACCGTCTGAAAAGTCAAATCATCATCCACGCCACGCTCGTAGGCGTCGGCCTCGTCAAGCATGATGCTCAATTAGTCCTCTTTCCGTTCGCCTTGACCATGACCCAAAGGATTTCACTTGCCGGACGCCTCCGGTATGACAGGTCGTGGTTGGACTGCACATGTCCGAGAATCAGTTTCGAGCCGGTCGAATCCGGTGTCAGAATCGCGTTCACGCGCTCCGGCACCATCTTCTGCCATACGATCTCGTCGCACAGTTCCTTCGTGCAGACCAGATAGTTCTGGTCACCGTAGAAGGTCAGGCCGTTGCCGCTCGTGAAGTCAGCCATGCATGACTTCACTTCGTAGAACCCGAAGCAGCCTTTCTCCACGCTTGCTGGCACCGGCTCGCCGTTGATATTCCACGGTTTGAAGCCCACGTAATCCACTCGCCGCTCGTCAGGCGTGTTCCGGTCGAAGCTGACCTCGCTCGCCCAAAAAGCGGTCTGATTCCTCAATCTCTTCTCGACCAGCTTGGACAGCATGGCAGTGGTTTCAGTCCTGCTCATTTCGCGTCCTCGCTTTGATTTGGCACTTCGGACGGCATGGAGCCGGTGTAGCCGAGCATGGAACGGCAAAGCTCTAGCATTTCATGGAATGCGTTAACTTGGCCGTCATAGAAGTCTCGGTCGCTCTTTCTGCGGACATCGAATCTGGAAAGTCCGGCTTCATGACAGCGACTTTTCGCCCAGTCGATGATCTCGTTGAGCGTCTTGTCTTTTTCACTCACGTTCGTAGCCATGGTTAGTGTTCTTCCTCTTCGATTCGGATTGTGATTCGGTACCAGCCTTTTCGGATGCTTGGTTCTCCACCTCGGTAGTCGGGGCCGATGATGTGTTTTGAGTCATCGTCGGGCCAGAAGCCGGTATCGGTGAGCGCGTCAAGGATGGCTTTGACCATGGGCGCCGCGTTCTCCGGGTCGAAGCGCCCGTGGGTCAATGGGTGGATGATCGCGGTGACGTGCACTGGGAAGTGTTGTGGCCTGTGGTGGCCGTTTTGGAGCCAGAATCTGGCGAATGCCATGGCACGCTGTTTGACTGCGCTTGTGTGCGCGAATTTCACTCGCCAGTGGCCGCGACGGTTTTGCGTCCACCATTCGTCCCGTGGAATGTCCACGACGAATTCCTGCATCATTCCTCCTCTTCCTCGGCTTCGATTTCGCATTCGGGGCATGGGATGGGGCGCGCCGGATACAGCGCGCACCCATGCTTCGGGCACACCGGTTCCACGTCCGGTGGTTCCAACCATTCGCGCATCAGAATTCAGGCTCTCCAGCTGGCGCGCCCCACGGGTCATCGGCAGGAGCCTGCGACTGCTGCCGTGCCTGCTGCGGCTGCTGATAGCCGCCACCATTGCCGCCTTGGTATCCGCCTGACTGCATCTTCTGCACCTGCGCCGTCGCATAACGCAGGGACGGGCCGATTTCATCGACCTGCAATTCGATGACCGTGCGGTTGGAACCATCATTCGCCTGATAGGAGCGCTGCTGCAAACGACCCTGCGCGATCACACGCATACCCTTCGCGAGGGAGCGGGCGCAATGTTCGGCCATGTCGCGCCACGCGCTACAGCGCATGAACAAAGCCTGACCGTCTTCGAACTGGTTCGTGCTGCGGTTCCAGGAGCGCGGCGTGCTGGCGATCGTGAAGCTGGCCACGGATGCGCCGCTGCCAGTGGTGCGAATCTCCGGGTCGGCGGTCAGATTGCCGACTATCGTGATAACGGTTTCTCCGGCCATCACTCGGCCTCCTTCACGTCTGCTTCGGTATCCTCCGGCGTATCCGCTTCCATGACCTCGGCGGTCACGTCATCGGCTTCGTCGGCGCTATCGTCATCGAGCACAGGTTGGAACACGTCGCCGTAGTCAGGCGTGATGTCATCGGCGGCGACGGCGGTCTGCGCCTGCACGGTCAACGGCAGGTACGGGGCGGCACGACGGATGGCGGTCTTCTTCGCCATGGCCTCGTAATCGGTCTTCCACGGGCCGGAATTGCCGCTCTTGCTGCGTGCCCTCGCCTGCTCGATCTCCTGACGGTTCAGAACGAGGAAGTAGTGGCCTCCGTCCTTGAAATGCGCGACCATGTACACGTGGGTCAGTTCGCCGGGGTTGGCGCATGGCACGTGGTGCAGCTCCTCGTTCAGACCGTACGAGTATGAGAATTCGTCTCCCTGGTGTACCGCGCGGGCGCTGATGTCCACGAGCTGGCCGCTACGTCGCGCCAAGTCGATCATGCCACGGTAGCCCATGATGAACGTGGCTTCCATTCCGCCGGATTTCTTGTTGTAGAAGGGAAGCACGTAGGCGCGGCCCAATCCGTCCACGTTGGACGGTTCCAATCCGAGCGCGGAACAGGTCATGAAGCATGAGAGCACGCTTCGCGGCGAGCATTCCGCGAGTTTCGGTGTCTTGTTGATCGCGGACACGCACATCTGGTAGAGGCGGTCGGGGCTGATGTTGTTGCCGACGACGCTGGCGATGCGCGGCCAGCTCTTCCTCATCAGCATCTGGAGGTTCTTTTTCGGCGTCATTTCGACCATCTGCCGGCCTTGCGCCTGCTGTGCGATTGCTCCCATGATTATTGCTCCTTTTCTTCGATGGCTTTGAATGCGAATTTGCGGTATGTGGCGGCTTTGACGACGTATTCCTTGCGGGTCGTCGGCTTGTAGGTGGCTTGGAGGTTGCCGCAGCGCACGCCCGTATGCGAGCCGATGCGCAGGATGATCTGCTCCTGCAATTCCTTCTGCTCGTTTTTCAGGTCCTTCGCGCGGTTGGACGTGCTCTCGTATCTTGCGAGCAGGTCGTAGAGGTCATCGTCGGCGCTTTCGTCCACGATGTCCGGAGTGGGTTCCGGGAACGCCTTCTGCACGTCACCGCCGGTCAACTGCGGTGGAGTGCCCGAAGTGACGAAACGCCAGAAGTCGGCTGCGGCCTTGTCGATCGCGGCCATATCCTCCACGTCGGCCCGGAAAGGTATCTCCACCGGCTCGTCGTCTCCGATGGCCGCGTACACGTAGCCCCACGTCCATCCAGTGACGAGCGCGTAGAACTCGACTTGTGCGAGATAGTATGGCGGGATTCGGAGGTTGCCGTCCTCGTCATGCCAGTCCCCCGCTCGACGGTTGCCGGCCGTTTTGATTTCGAGGATTCCGAAACTGCCGTCCTCACCTTGCAGGATGCCGTCAAGGGATGCGCGCAGGTATGGCCTCTCGCGGGCGATGAACTGCTTGTCGGTGCCGTCCGTGACCAGCATTTCCGGATGATTGGCGCGGAAACGCTTCCTGAGCTCGTTTTCCAAGGCATTGCCCTTGACGATTGCCCACTTGTCGGAGATGTCCTCCGGTTCCACGCGACCGGTCTTCTCAAGCCACAAATCGTAAGGCGTTTTGAAAGCGTTAAGGCCGAGTATCGTGCTCATGTCAGACCCGCCGACACCCGCCTTACGGCTCTTCAGCCACGCGAGATGACGTTCCGTCTTCTTGCACTGCCGGAACCGTTCAATCGTGTAGCGTTCCGTGTCCTTGAGTGGGATACTCTTCATTCCTTCGTCACTTTCTCTTCCAGGATTTCACCATCGAAAAAATCGATGATGAGATTGCAGAGGGGGACCGCCGACGTTTTGAGCTGGGCTTTTTCCTCTTCGCTTTCGGCTTTGATGGCGAAAACGCCATCCTTGCTATCGAACTTGAGTTTCATTTCGCCGCGTCCTTCGAGTAGTTGGCTTTCAGGTCCATGAGTTCGCAGTTGAGGAGTTTCGTGGCGAATCCGTAGACGACCTTGTCGTTGGCTTGGAACGCGGTTCGTTGCAATGCGCTTACTGCGTCGAAAATGCCGGTCAATGCGTTGGAGATGATGGCGCGTGGATCGGCTGGGATTTGTGGCCTGACGCTGATGGGTCCGGCGGTGATGTTGGTCGGCGTGAGTTTCTCTTCGGTGATGTTGGTCGCTGTGAGTTTCTGTGTGGTGGTCATGGTTTCTTTCTTCTTTCCGGTTGTGGTGGTTTCCCGTGCTTTGCTGCGTGGTGAATGCTTGTCGAAGGCCGGCAATAGTCCTTCCTTGCGGAGTTGGCCGAGAATGTTGCCGACCGTTTTCTGGCTTAGGTTGAGCGCTTCGGCGGTTTCCTTGCCGTCGAACGGTTGGCCTTGGTCAATGCGTTTCTTGCAGTGCGCGAGGATGAGGTCTCGTTTCGACGGTTTCTCCGGTAGGCCCTGCGTGAGGAGTCCGGCCTTGCGCAACGCTCGCATTTCGGTGATGCTGAGGCCGGCTTCGCCCGATTCGTCGTAGATTTTCTTCAGTTCGGCGAGTTCGTCGTCCGTGTATTCGTGTTTCACTGTGGTCCCTTTCTGAGTTTTTCGATGAGCGCGTGGTTGTCGTGGATGAACTTGTCCACGTCGATTCCTTGCTGTGTGAGGGTCGGCTTGCCGGTGTCGACGCGTGCTTTCACGTCGCTTGTGACGTTCGGACGGCTTTTAACCCGTGTCACTGGAATGAACGTTTCGTTTTTCATCTGGCCACCGTCCTCGTGTACTGGTGTGCTGCGGCCCAACGCTCGGCCACGTCACGCTCGTAAAGCACCGGGCGCCTGTCCTGCTTGCCAGCTGGTGGTTCAGGGCCGAGCTTCAGATACTTCGGCCCCCTGCCATTGCTCCGCCAATTGGCGAGAGTGCGGGGACTCAAGCCGATCATGGCCGCGAACTCCTCCGGCCGAAGCAGGTCAGTCATTCGGCTTCTTCGGGCAGTAGCTGGCGATGAAATAGCGCTGTCCCTTGCCTGTGACCTTTGGTGTGCGGCTGATGGTCACGTGGCCGTCCGAATGCGTCACCGCCGTCTCCTTGATGCGGAACAAGCCCAAGTCCATCGCCTTCTGCGTCGGCACGTTGCGGTTCGAGCCGGTCTTGCCGAGATAACCGTCCTGTCGGAGAATCTCGAACAGTCGGTTCTGGCCGATGTCCAATCCGTTCTGGCGTAGCATCTTCGCGAGTTCTCCGATCAGGCAGGTGCCGTCGGACGCGGCCACGGCGTCCGCGAATCGGGCTTTCGGCTCCAATTCATTGATGTGTGATTCCTGCGCGGCGATGCGACGCTTCTGTTCCTCCATGGTGCGTTGGCCGATCATCACGGCCTTCGCGAGGATGGTCATGTCATCGTCCGCGTCCGTGGTGGGAATGTAGCCGCCGGTCTTGCGAATCTGCGGAAGCACCTCATGCGTCACCCAACGCTTAAACTCCTTCGCAGTCGGCAGTTTGGACGAGAGCACCAGCGAGTAAAGACCAGATTCGTTGACCAACCAGCCTCCGCGCTGTCCTAAACTCGATAACGATTCGTTATTGAGTTTGTCTTCCGAATCAACATGGTCACTGATCGCTTTGCTGGCGTTCGTGTAGCCAAGCACGTCGCACACGTCCTTGGCGACGAACCATGGTTCGCCATTCTCGTCGGTCAGAGTGCGCAGTGCCGCGCCCTTGAAATCGAATCGCTGGATTTCATTGCTCATAGGCTTTTCCTTTGCTTGTTTGGCGTTGTGTGCCCCGTCCTGACGAGTGGATGGGGCTGAGTGGCTGTCATTGGAGTAGAACCGATGCCGTCCTTGGATTCCGAGCGCCCCTTTGACTGTTGGAACACAGACCTGAACGTGTTCGCGGTCGGTGGCGTGGCCGACGGCGATGGAAGCCGTCAGGCGGATTTGAAAGGGTCTGCAAGCACCGGAATGCCTGCTTCTTGATAGTTAGAGAGAAGAAGATTTGGAATCCGTGGACGGGCGAACCGTCGCCCAGCCGAATGCGCCGACAGTGTATGTGACCGAGAGGTGGTCGGCGCGTGGATAATAATCGGTATTCAGTTATGTGTTCCCGCCAGCCGACATGAGTGAACGTGGATGCCCGCGAAAACATCCCTAATTTGGTTTGTTTCGTTGGACTGTCGGCTGGTGGGAAGTCTTTATTCGCGTGGCGCGAACCGCACGGTCAGCCACAGGCCGGTCAACAGGTAGACGACGCTCACGAGGACGGTCGTGGATTGCGAGTCCGCCGTCCGCCACGTGAACAGCAGGGTCACGCTGCTCACGAATCCGATGATGGCGGCTGCGAACTTCAGACGGCGGAGCGTGTAGTTCGGCTTCCTGACTTCGTGGTTGCTGCCGTGGTTGGTCATCTTGTTGCTCCGATCTTGTTGGAGAGGTTGTAGGCGATGTCCTCGATTTCCGCTGACGTGAAGTCCGCGAGGGTGACGTCTTGGATGCCGTCCACTAGGCTGGCGCTGCCGTCCTCGTGAAGGCGGATGTAGAAGCCGCTTGATGCGAGCAGCAGGCTTCCGGTTTCGTGGAGTGTCGGCGGTTTTGGCGGGTCGAGTAGTTGGCTGGTCATTTATGCGCTTCCTTGACGATCGTGTCGATGATGACGTCCACGAGGTCGGGCACGTCGATGTCCATCGGTCCGGTGATGTGGCCGAGGAATCGGCTCGCGTCGATTTCATCCCACTGTCCCGCGTATTGCGGGCGAATCATGTCACCATGCTCGGCGAATTCGTCGAAGACGGCTTCCACGCAGGCCTTGCGCAGTTCTCGGTTGTAGGTCTTGCTGTCCATCGGACACTCCTTTTGGTGTGGTTTTCAGGCTTTGAATTGTTTGATGCTGTCGATTGGCTGGATGAGGAGCATGACGAGGTTTTCGGGTTCCATGTCGAGCATGGATGCCGCTTTTTCGATTTCGTCCGTCGAGAGTGGCGTGTGGCCTTTGAGCCTGTTGTTTACTGCTCTGATTTCGAGGCCCCACGCTTTTGCTAGGTCTTTCGGTGTCTTGTCGTGTCTGGCGAGTTCCGCTTTGAGGTTTCTGGTGGCTGTTTCCGTCAGACCGGCCATTCATCCTCCTCGATTCCCTGCTTGGTGAGGCATGTGCGCCAGTCGTGCCAGCCGGGGCCGCGCATGTGGCCGCACGGGTAGTGGTCGGGGGTCTTGGTCTTCTTGGTGCTCAACATCTCGTTTTTCCTTTCGACGGTTTTTAATATACGTAATTACGAAGTTTCTTGTATTCGTAATTACGTAGTCTTCACGATTTATGCACATATGACTACGCAATTAGCTATAATTTGAAGCATGGGAAGAAAAGCACAGGAGGTCACGCATTTCGCCAAGCAGGTCATGGACGAGTGCGTCAGGCTCCAAAAGCAAAGCGGCATGACCATCAAGGAATTCGCCAAGGCCTGCGGCTTCGGCGAGGTCTACTGGTACACGAGAGCAAACTACAGCCTCCCGCTCAACCTGAGTGACCTGGAACGCATCAGTGAAGTGACCGGCGTATCCATCGGAGACATCGTGATGGACTCCAAACGTCATGCGATTGAGGAAGCGGAGGCGAAAGCACGTTCCGGCGGTTATGGTCTTGCCGCCTATAACGCCGCTGGCAAGCAGGAGGCCATCAATGGAGAGGCTGGGCCGGATTACGACGAGCCTGCCTGACCTGCCGATCGACCGGCGCATGACATACGGGGCCATGCGCCGCGCCATCATCGGCCTGCCCGTCACCGTGTCCAGCGCCATCCTGCCGAACGGACTATGGGGCTGCTACGACGCATCCAACAGCGTGATACTCATTGACAGGCGCCTTACCTACACGGCGAAAAGATGCGTGCTCACGCATGAGCTGCTGCACTGGAAGCATGGCGACGATGGTTGTGCGAACGATCGTTCGAAGCAGGAACGACGCTGCCGCACGCAGACAGCGCTCCTATTGGTCAATCCCGCCGAGCTCGCACTGCTCGAACGCATGTACGAGTACGAATGGCAGATCGCCGACGAACTCAACGTGACCACGCAGGTGTTGGAGGATTACCGGCGAACCATCACGCCGGCGTAGAATGTGCGTAATATTCTACAACTTGGAGAGGGGAAAGTTTATATATGAAGAAGACGATAGCTGCAACGCTGGCCGCAATGCTGACGATGACAATGGTGGCGTGCGGCGAGAACGACACAGCCAACGAAGAACAGGCAACGAATTCAGACAATCAGACGGACTCGCAGGAATATGCAAGCGGTGACTCTGACAGCGGAGAAGACGGAACGCCAATCGCAAGCGGACTGTCCGGATCATGCGATGGCGATTCTGAATTGATGCCGTCCGCCAGATTGGAAACCACAGGACAATACCTTGGAATCTCGATTGACGGTTACGATAAAGTCAAGGATTTGGCGGCCTCGCAGTTTTACGCTTACACGTTCCTCATCAAGAATCCCGGAGACGACGGCACTTGGTACCAGATAAACCTTGCTGATTATCTAGCTACAGAAGGGACAAAGCGTGAGATAACGAACCTAAAAACCAACGAGAGCAACACGTACCCTGGTTGGACCACGTCAGACGACCAGTCCACATTCGAGACCAATATTCCAGACACAATGATTCACCAGGAGGAAGGGAACCTCACTTGGACATTGGCTCTTACCGTCGATGGAGAGGAGATGGCGCATTGCCCGGCAGGCGGGGATGCAGATCTCAAATAAGCGAATAGATTGAAGCCCCCACATTTGTGGGGGCTTTTTATATTGCTGCCTTATAAAAAGAATGTTAAAACTTGTAGAGTCTTATATATGTGCAATCGCAATTGCACCAAACGTCTTTACTTTCTCTTTTGCAATTTTACTCGCTGTGCAATTTGACTTTTACTTTCGAGTGCAATTACAATGCAGTTATAAACGAAAAAGCCCCGACGCTGACCAGAGCAAATCGGGGCGACGGAAAACCGGCTAGATTCTCCATGCACCATTCTAAGGCAAAGCATGGAGGGAAAGACATGGAAGACATGGGATACCAGAACACGCAAGCCCTTTACGACCTAAACCGTACCGGACGACTCGCCAAGAAGCGCGGAGACAACCTGACCTGCTATACCACTGCGCAACTCGCAATCTCCTTCATGTGCTCCATGACCTACGACTGGGACCGCGAACGCAACCAGCCACCTGAGAAGCTGCGCAAGGTCAACGCGCCATGCCGCTACTACACGCTCGGCTGGCGTGCCATCGCCGACGCATTCGGAATGATTCTGCTCACGCCGGAGCAGTCAATGGGCGAGAATGCCGATAAGGAGATGAAGAAGCGCGAGAACACAGTCAAGACGAACATCAGCAACGCTTGGCTGTTCCTACAGGAGCGTGGTGTGATCAAGAAGCTGGAACCCGCTTCGCTCGGCAAGAACGCCGGTTTCCTGCTCCTGCTTGGCGACGACGAGGAGAACCGTGCGGTGGAACGGTGGGCGCGCCAATGCCTCAACCTGCCGATGATCTGGTAATTCCGTGCCCACATTTTGCCCACGTCCTGCCGGTAATTGCAGTGAATTGCAGTGAATTGGAGTGAATTGCAAACCATGCGGGAACCGTTGGAAAAACAAGGAAACCCGGCATTCAAGCCGGGTTTCCAAAAGTGCCGCCAGCGGGAATCGAACCCGCAATCGTTCAACGGTCAACCCCCACCGATTCCAACGTTTCCGAAACATTCTCGACGGTCTGCGCCCACATTTTGCCCACATCCTGCGAAAACAGCAGACCGCCCATGCGCTCCGACAGGTCGTCCAGATCCTCGTCGAACAGGTCGGCGTACACGTCCAACGTCATCGCGGCCGACTTGTGGCCGAGCTGCCGCTGCACGGTCTTGACGTTCGCACCGGACTGCACCATGAGGCTCGCGGCGGTATGCCGCAGGTCATGGATCGTCATATGCCCTCGCTCGATGCCGGCCCTGCGCAGCGCGACAGCGAACCAGCCATCGCTCCTGGTCGGATTCCAACCGTTCGTCATGGGCTCGTCCAACGGCTTGCCTGGAGCCGTGAAAAGAAAATCCGACGGGCCACGTCCGTTGCATTGCCTGGCAAGCAATGGTCTGAGAATCTGCGGGAACATGACGACGCGCCCCTCATGGGTTTTCGGATCCGTCTCCACCATCTCGCTGGACAGTCTGGTGATGCTACGCCAGATATGGAGCCTGCATCGTTGCAGGTCAACGTCCTCCACACGCAGGGCGACGAGTTCGCCCCAACGCATGCCGCACAGTCCGAGAGTGAGCACGATAGGCTCACGCCAGCCACAATGCAACGCCACGCGCGAGAGTTCGTCGGCTGCCAGATACACGTGTCGTCTGCGCTGTTTGCGCGGCAGTTCGATGTTGTCGCATGGGTTGTCGTGGATGCACTTGTCCTCCTTCGCCCTCTCCAAGAGGTTGCGCAGGAGGTTTTCGGCGCGGATGGTCACCGACGCGCTGCGCCTGCCGGCCAGATCGGTGACCCACCGCTGCACCTCGCCCCTTGTGATGGACTGGACTTCGCGCACACCCCATTGCGGCATGACATGCACGCGCCAAGCGTCCTCCAATGACTTGACGTAGCTTGGCTTGGCCTTGGTCTTTTTTGCGGCCAGCCATGGCGTCCAGAAGTCCTCCACGAGTCTTCTTCCGGCCTGTGGATCGACATACGCTCCAACATTTTTCGCGGTGGTGACGTTTGCCGCGCCCCACGCGTCGGCGTCCATTTTGCGTTTGAATCCGCGTTTGCCGGTCGGCGTTCCGTCCGGCTTGCGGTAGCGCACCTCGTAGCGTTTGCCGGATTTCGTCTGGTATTGGCGGATTGTGTAGGCCATGCTCGCCCCTTCGTTTGCGTGGCATCAAGTCTATCAATCCGTTGATTTTTTTCTCTGTTTTTTGTGTTTCGGCTTGCAATACTTTACATACTTTGTTATAATAGTTATGTCAACGGAAAGGAGGTGAGCATGAAATGGACGGACATCGTGACCGCCATCAGCTCGGTGGTGAGCAACATCATCGCACTGGCGGCGCTCATCATCTCGATACGGCGCCGACCACGCCATAAGAGATGACGAAAGGGTTCCGAGCAGACCTAGTGCCCGGAACCCCGGTTCCATCCTATTTCATGGCCATCATGAAAACAAGCACCATATTCGCCGTCTGCGGCATCACATGCGGCCTGCTGTCGGCCATGCTCGGCTTCGCTGGAAAACCATGGCAGGCCGGACTGTTCGGACTCGCGGCCGGCATCTGGAGCCTTGCCACGCTCGCCATGGACAGACGGGGCGGCAAGGATGACTGAACGCTATCTGAGCATGACCGAGGTGGCCGAACGCCTCGGAATCACCAAAGGCGCACTGGCACGCTACAGGCTGCCCGAGCCGGACGTGGTCGTCGGCAAGGCCAGAGGCTGGCGCGAGGACACCATCGACCAATGGAACGCGCAGCGCCCCGGCCGCGGCGTCGGCGGAGGCA